TGCCGCCAGCAGTCCGACTTCACCTGCGGCTTGCGCAAGGAAGTTATAGACTTCACCGGTGATGACCATTTCCATGCCATTCAGCAGTGCTTCGGCAGCACGCGGGGCATACTTCGCGATGACGTTCGGCTGCGTCAGCTGATCGTCAACATCGTCCACCTCGAAGGAGATGTGCAGGTGCTGATTCAGGCGGACGGTGTCAGGCGTGGCTTTCGGGGTCTGCCGCACGATGGACTGGCCCTGGAACTTACGCTTGGCCACGAAGCCTTCTTCGTGATGGATATTCACCACTTGACCGGCGGTTGCGAAGTAATCTTCATAGTCGCGGTTCACCATGCCCAAGAGAACGACCTTCTCTTCGGTGCGACGCAGCGCTTCCATTGCCCACCATTCGGGAACGAGCGGGTCAAGGTCGCTATTCAGAGTACCAAGCGCCCCACCGATAAAGGGGTACTTCTTGTGAATGTGCTTTTTCATACACTGGAGCCTTTCATGTTTTGTGCCGCCCAAGCCTTATAGGACTCATAGTCCTTCAATGCTTCTGGGGGCGGAGTGTCTGATTTCAATGAACTACTGGACTGAGTGCCTCCACCCATGCCCGGACGATCAGCGGAGTGAAAGAGGTTGTGATACCTGTCTTTCAGATCCTCACGCATGACCTTCAAAGCTTCGTTGGGTTGGAGTTCTTTTTGTACCACATTGCCATCGGCATCGGGCACTTCGAGGGAAACAAGAACCTCGTGCTGGTCTGTAGGCTTTCCTGCCTCATTGAAGACCGGCTTGAGTTGGGTACGGCCTCGGAGTAGACCATAGATCTGCTCGAATCTGATCGCATTGTTGTCAATTGCGGCAGATTGAAGCTGATTTTTGATACACTCCTCTTGCCAACGGCTAACTGCAGTATCACGCTCCACGCTCATCGACTCCTTGGTCTTGTTCAGATCAGTCTGGAGAAGTTTGATTTGGTTCGCCAACTGCTCCTCCTTCGACAGATTCGCGCTTTGTAGCTGCTCAATCTGCTGCTGGAGTTCGGCTTTCATGGCTTCGGAAGTCGAGGCTTTTTCTTGCAACTCTTGCAATTGGCCAATGAGTTGCTTGTTTTTCTCGCCTTCTTTCTGCCTTGCAGCCCCAATTTCGGTATTCATGTGGGTCTGTGTGAAGAGACGATCACCTTCAGGCGTCTCGTAATACGGGCGGCCTTTGTCGTCTTTCTTCACGATAACTTTCATCTCCCCAGGATCTGGGTCCTTCGGGGGATCCTCGCCAATGAGGGGATAGGCTTTGGCCTGGTCACTTTTCCGGCTTTTCATCATGATACTCTCTCCAAGTCCACGGTCCTGCTGAGATCAATGAATCGCATGAGGCGTGTCCAAGCCGCGAAGCTCGGAATGCCTAAAGCGATGTATGGCTCCATCATTTCCGTGTTTTTCTGTTGCCTCAAGACACTATATGCTTGAGTTGTTTTGGTTAATTGACGATATTCCATTTCTGGATCAATACCGTCGGCTAATGCTAATGCGATTTCAATACATCCTTCTTTAATTAGTCTTTGTGATTCTGGAGCAAATTGATCGATAGGTAACGGTCTTGTGGTTATTTCGATTCCATCAATTACAGATTTGATCGGGAGGTTGTCTATGATCCTCGATGCACTTACCAGTGCAGAAGTCTTGTCCTCGAAGTACACCCATATCCTTTTCTTCATGTGGAAGTCAAGGTATTGGTCTGCCTCTGGTATAGTTGCATACATCATAGTGACATATCCTCCGAATTGGTTATTTGGATTTGATCAGGGTCACCAGTCACGCCAGAGTGAACGCAAGTCTTCAAGCTTATGTTTGATCGTCCTGGCCCTTCCGGCGGAACGGTGATTTCTTCCCATATCGTGCAATTCTCACAGCCAATAAGCCTAAAAGGTCCAGGAATCGCCAGTTTTTGGATGAGGCAATTTCGGAAAAAAGAAAAGAAAACGAAAGCTGTTGCTGTACCTGTAATCATCGTGCCTTCGATGAATGTGTTAATGCCAGACTGAAGGTTCTCAACGGCTAATACCTTAATCATCCCAATACTCATTAAGGTTAGATCACTGAAAATCGCTGGGCCACTGAGACTTACTGGTCTGACGATCTTCACGGGATCTTTGAAAATACCTGTACAACGGATCGAAGTGATCGTGGTGACCTCTTCCACACTTACGGGTTCCTCTAAGAACGCTTTCAAAGGCTCAAAGGACTGAAAGGGCCTTTCCAAAGAGCCATCAGCGTTTGACATGAAAGCGCCCGCATTCACATGAATCATGCGCTTATCACTGCCACTATTTGAGCTTCCAAGTCCCATTAGATTTCCTCACTGTTGTAGGCGGTATAGTCACCAGTGACATTTTCCACAACAGAGTTATAGATCACAACTGTCCAGCCTACAGGTATGGTGACGGATTGTCCTGCGATCACTGCGGAATGAATATCGGCGGAACCTTCGCCCACGCATGTGAGTTTTTCACCACGTAGGGAATTGATCACTACATTGCTGTCTTCAGCTTCGATCTCTGTGGCACTCATATTCATAATCAGACACATGGACGAGTCTTTGATCTTCAAGACATTACAGAAAATACCTGTAAGAATAACAGGGCCAGTGACGACTTCGATCTCATCAATGAAGGCAGGGCCTTCAATGATCGAGGGACGATCAATGACAATGTTCTTCAGGACACCGTTGCATGTCAGGGTCCGCAGATCTGAGAGGTCTTGACCTGCGGGCAAAGGGCACTTTGCCAGTGCAGCTGCGAGGGAGGCGAAAGGGCGGTTTCCAGATCCATCGGCGAATGCTGAGGCAGCGCCTTGCTCTACATACATGCGCTTGTGTGGTATCCGGGTTCCGGTCTGTTTCAGTGCTGTACCCATTATTCATCCTCCTCTTCTTCCTTATCAATGATTGCTGAGACAGCGTCTTCAATGGATTGCGCAGGAGGCGCAGGCGCAGGCGCAGGCTTTACTGCAGGAGGCGCAGGCTTTGCTGCATACAGATGCGGGGAGGTTTCTGATTGGGGGCCGATTCTTCCCATGTTATTTCTCCTTCTTGCCGGTAAGCTGGCGGACAACACGTTTCCACGCTTCCCAAGCCGTTTCGGGTTGTTCTTGTTCAGGCATGTGATTTTCCTTTCATTCTAGGACTTCTTCACCTTACACTAGGACTTCTTCACCTTACACTAAGACTTCTTCACTTTTTTCTTCCCACGATCATCTAGATCGGGATCTTGTGACTTCTTCTTCTCTTCTTCTGCTGAGAAACCAGGATTCGGATCTGCATCAGCATCGCCGCGAGCTCCTGGATTATCTGCTTGTTGTGCCATACGGATACGCGCTAGGCGCTCAGCGTGATCTTCACGTGCTTTCGCTGCTTCCCCAGGGGCATATCCACGGCCAACTGAGGCGGTTCCGTCGGAAACAAACCCTGATTCATGATCCGAACGCAGGACTTCCGGATCTGCCGTGGGTACTGGCGAAGCATCAATTTCCTTTTTGATCGCTTCCAGGGTGTCATGAGGAATACGGTGGCCATGCAAGATTTCCGCAATGATCTTCGCCGTTTCCTTTTGGAATTTCGGGCTAGGCACTGCATTTTGAAGTTCTTGCATCTCTTTCGCACTTTTCCTTCGCTCATCTTCACCAAGAAGTTCATATTTCTCTGGATAATGTATCTCTGCCGGCTTCTTCGACCCTTTATACTCGTGCCAAATTGCTGAGAGTTCACTTTCTCCGGATTGAAGTACCATGCCGATCATGCTCAACCCAGATTCGAGGCCCACCCGGTCTTCGGCCTTGGATTCGGCACTTGCCATTTTCGGCAGATTCGTGATCGCGAGTGCCGTGAGTTGGCGGATATCGACTTTCAGGGACTCCAAATACTTGAATGTTGACTCTAAAGGCCCATTCGGCGGGCTAATCCACCCTGGTCTCTCTGTACCTTTCGGATACTTGACGCCAGTGATCGCGCCTACCTGTTTCTTCCGCTTGTCCTCTTCATCATTGCGCGATAGCTCCTCAAACCCGGCGAATTGCTCAGTGTAAAGTGGGAAATTCATCGCCCAAACCAAGTAAGTGCCGGCAGATGCGACATTGAGCATGGCGATTTGATAGTCTGCGGTGTCCTTTAGGAGGCTGTATGGCAGGCGCAGGTGGACGAAAGGAATACGGTCCAGTGGGAGAATGGCTTGACGTATGGATATGCCTTTTTCATCCTCTACGGATACGGCTACATGATCTGCTGCCAAGTAGATCTTTCGATACTGTTCCTTGAGTCCTACGGGGAAGCCATCTCGCATCTCTTCCACATGATCGCGAAGGAGCAAAGCCACGAGTTTCCCACCTTCATACCGCCAATTGAGTATGTCTTCCGCGCGATATGCATAGATGTATGGCTGTGTTTCGCCGTAAAAAGGCACTTCCGCGTCGTTGTCGACGAAGATCCCAACAGACCCCATAGCCATGAGTTCTCCAACGACATGCTCAGCGAGGAAAGCGTTAAGTGAGCTGCCGCGGCGATCAATACCGCCCTTCAACCCAGTTATGGCTTCGTGGTAAAGTGCTAGGCCACCTACACGTTTGATCTCTGAGGACCTTTGGGTCAACGCTCTGGCGAACTCATCAATGGCTTCCCTGGCAAAAGCCGGGTTGTATGCGAGTTTCTGGCGATCATTCCATGCTTCCTGGACCTCATTGTGTCTCTGATACAGGTAGCGGCGCAGGAAGGTTTCCGTTTCCGAGTATACCAAGCGGAACTTGTTCAAGCGCTGTTGTTTGTATGATGGGTGATAGGCGATCATGGCCTCACTCCTATATCTTTGCTTTTGAAAGTCATGACTTCCTCTCCGTGATGATTTCTGTATGACCTGCATAGACACAACCCAGTGCCATTTCCGCATAGCACCTGGCGTGTCCGAAGTGGTCATCCCCGGTTTTCTTATAGGAATATGTGATGTTCCCGTCGCGATCCTTGCCAGGAACACGAACGAGACGTTGGACTTCTTGTTTCCAATCCAAAGGAATATCCATTGGGAGTTTGATCATTCCTGTGATAATCCGGCCTAAGGCACGATCAAGCCAGAAAGTCCGGTTTGCATTGACTCTCTCCTCGAAAACCACAAGATTCTGAGGGGAGTTCGTATAATGGCAGAGTTTCACTCGCTCTGGGTATCTGCGGGCTAAGGTCAAGGCCATTTGGGTTTCAGGTTGCATATCAATGATCGTCATACGTGCCCGGAAAAGGTAAAGGAGGTTCGCGACGTCATCGAAGGACTCAACCTTGCCCGCAAATACCACGGAGGGGATACTGTTGTCATTAATATCTATGGAGGTATTTCTGAACATCTTCCAAGCATCAATTTCGACGTGTAACTTTGATCCTACGTCAACACCGATGGTTATGATCGGCGCATCCTTGATCTCGATCTGGGGTGACGTTAAGGAGGCTTCGGAGGAAATGGCTAGCATTTTGCTGCCAATCGTGCAGGCTTGGATATGCGTATCGTTCACCGATGATCCTGATACCACATGGGCCTCGCCGAGTTTTGAGTTATGAAACTCTTGCTCTTCTACGTGGCTCGTGAGCGACAGGAGATATGACTGTGCGAAAAGTGGCGCGGACATCACCGGGGAGTACATTTGGTTGACTTGATACCCTTTGATCACGCTGTCTTTTTGCGCTACCCAAATACCACTACGCAGGGCAACGATCTTCTCTTCCTGAGTGATCGTAGCCTTGCATTCCGTGCAGAAGTAGCGAGAGTGGGCGGGATTGTCCGTGACTTCCAAGGAATCCGGGAACTTCAGCTCGATTTGGCGGTTACAATGGGGGCAGGGGAAGAAGAAGTGCGCCTTCGTGGAGCGCTCGAAGGTTATGTTGACACCATTCCCTGGTATAGATGGGGTTGAAATGTGCCAAATCTGCCTTGCTCCTTCCCTCTGCCCAGAGATACGCTCACGCACCAGAGTAATGGCTTCTTGATCGAACTCATCTTCCTCGTCTAATATGATCAGGCCGACGGGAAGAGACTTCAGCGCAGAACGAGAACGGGAACCCCTGATGTACAGGCTATTCGCCCCTGCTCGCTTTAGGCCAACGTTGTTGACATTGGTGAAAAGGCTGGAGAGATAGGGTGAGCGCTCTAAGGCCGGATCAAATCGCGCAGCCGAAAAGTCCGTAGCATCAGGGGTCTTGGCGGGGAGTACATAGAGGACATCGCGTTTGAGTTTGTCAATGGTGAAGAATGTACGATTGATCGCCACGGAATCCGTGAACGCCATTTGCGCGGCCTTCTGGCCTACGCACTCCTCGGAATCATCACAAAGCATATCCTTCGTCCAGGGGTGGTAGTCGAAGGTAAAAGGCCCAGGGAATGGCTCGCCCATAACCCTATGAGATGTTGCCCAGAGATCAGCACGAGAGGTACGTTTGGAGTTCAGCCCTAAGAGTATGGCGTCGGCCATAGCCTGACGAGCATGGTTCCTTTGGGACTTTGGATTCCTCCTTTGGAAGGTTGGGGAGGTCGGGGAGGTTAGGGTAGTTGGGGAGGTCATACGTGTGCCTCCAAGGATTCTTGGAAGCGCGACATGATCTCCTGAACATCCTCTTCGTCAACATACTCTGCGACGATGGATACGAGATCTTGAGCAATAGTCACGACTTCTTCTATAGTCAACAGTGAACCAGTGATCTGTCCGGCACGGATGTTAGCAGTCAATAGGTTTTGTACCTTGTCTACCAGTGATCCTATGGTTCCTGAATTACGGAGGAGTGCCTCACCATCTTGACACTGTTTGAGAAGTGTTTCGAGGATATGGCGTATTAGGGCTAATTCGACTTCCAAGTTGTTTGCGTCAGGATGATGGCGCATGGTTTGCAGTCTTGCAGATACTTGGGCGCGGTCGATTTGATACAGGTCGGGGGTCTTGGAGTGATGGATAGCGCAGTGATTTGATCCCGGTATGACAGCGAAATGGCAACCGGCGCGATCACAAGTAATATCCCCTTCTTGTGCGCGTTTGGGTATGTTTTTGCAGTCATTTTTGTTCATCTGTCTTATCCTATAGCCAGGGTTACTGTAAAACGACATAAGGTGATGTCGTTTGTGTGTTATTTGATCGGCATCGGGATCAAAAAGTGTTCAATTTTGTAAGTTCCTCAATTGTTCAACTTTCTACCCATTATACAGTTTTTACTCGATTTGGGAAACCAGAAATCGATTTTATAATTGGCTTTTGAAGGCTTTCGAGGAATTTCGTATTTTGCTTACTTTGAAAAAGAGGATTCTATCGGGAATGGGGTTTCTATCGGGAATGGCGTTTCTATCGGGAATGGCGTTTCTATCGGGAATGGATACCGTAGAATCGTCAGGAAGGGGTCAATTCTGCCCTGTATTGAACGTTCGAGTAGGAAGTGGGGTATGGATTGGGTTTTCTTGCGTTCGTTGAATACAGGCGATTCTAGGGCGTTTTCATAATGAGGAGGATTTTACCTATACAATTCAATAGGAAATTCGGGAGGTGATACTTGTATAGAAAGTCCCTATTCTCTTTATTGTTTTTTTTTTTTTTTTTTTTTTTTTTTTTGAAAATTTTAAAAAAAATTATTTTTTTTTTTTTAGGCTAGCAAGTTTTTGATTTTAGTTTTTTTTGGTGTTTGGG